TCATAACCGGGGACAGAACCATTCAGGGGGTCCACGTACCACCCCGATGTGCTGCCATTGGTGATGGTAGCCACCAACTCCCGGTGGGCTACCCTAATCCCATTATCCAGGTGGGATATAGCAGCAGTACGCCCCATATCTGATGGGGCCCGGGCAAGGAGTGCCAATTGATTGACACGTCCCTTGCCCCGCCTTTTGCTTTCATTTCGTTTGCTCATGTATTGGATACCCAAGAGCGTGGGGACTGTTCATAACACCAACCTTGGTCTCCCGTGCAGTCTCTTGGCATTTGTATTAGCACGGTTCTCCACCGTTTTGGGAGATTAATGGTGTTACCCAATTTAGAACATTTGCTCTGGGAAGTGTGCACAACCTTCGCACACCCCAGAAAGGTCCAGAGTAGAGTAATACTCTTCGGCCTCAAGTTGCAAGTCTGGAAGTATACCAAAAGCAAGGAAGAACGATACCCTTGCTAGGTCGCTGACCTGCTCATGGCGGCCGGTCAACCCGGTTGCCATGTTGGTCATACCACATTGTTCTAATAAATGTGGCTTGACCCGACCATTGCTGGTCATCATGCTTTCGTAGTACGCCTGGAGAATTGGCAATCCGCGAGTGAGGGCCAAGCCACACTCGCCAAGGGTGCTAAGGTAATCACGAACATAATTACCTGGCAATGCGTGTACAATTGTCGCATCCTTGAGCAGCGATATGGGGCAGTTGCGCACCATACGCCATTGACAGCCATCATATACGGGATGTGTCTGGCAGAACTCTACCTGTTCCAGCACTGACACAATTGGTTCAACCTTCATGGTGAACCCAAAATCCAGGAACCACTGCATGATGTGTGGCTGTAACCGTTGGAGGTCATCATTCTCCCCGATTATAACCACATCATCACCGTTATTCAAGATGTGTGCAGACATATGGTGTTCATCCAGTAGAGCCCGAACCATAGTACACATCAAGTAACAATTCCCGCTTCCCGTATTCATATCTCCCGACATCCTACGACCGCGTATCTCATATTTGAGTCCTCCCTCGGGGGTGAGACATACCCCTTTATTCAGCAACTGCATTCCCAATAAACGCGAGAGATCCCCGCGTTTATCGGGTGGGCACATTCTGTTCCACACCTGGTGCTCCCATCTGAGGGCATCGTATGATACGTGCTCATCAAATCGTGATGCATCCAGCCCGACTGCTGCGGGATGGGTGTACCGACGCCAGGCCCCTTCGAATATGCTGCC